AAAGGAATCCCTGATTTACTTGTAGCTTATGAAGGCCATACTATTTTAATTGAAGTAAAAGATGGCGCACATAAAGTATTTACCCCCGAACAAATAAAGTTTATTACGGGCTGGAAAGGTGGATATTTATACAGGGTAAATTCAAGCGAAGAAGCCATAGATGTTTTAAAATCATTGAAAATGGAGTAATTTATGAACGATAATGTTGCAATGTTTGCCGCCACCTTGTTGCACAGCGCAACAAATACGCACTTTTTCCATTGGTCTACAGACTCTTTCAGCAAACACATGGCTTTGGGCGAATATTATGACGGCATTGTAGAACTTACCGATGCTTATGTAGAAGCCTATATGGGTTGTTATGACAAGATTACGACTTTCCCAAGCGTATATCACCAGCCAAAAGACCCTGTTAAATACCTCCAAAGCCTACAAAAGTTTGTAAAAGAGGCACGCCAAGATTTGCCGCAAGAAGAACAATTATGCAATTTGGTAGACGCCATTGCAGATTTAATAGACTCAACCACCTACAAACTACGCTTTTTGAAATAGGAATACATCATGCCAATGGACAAATCAGGGTCAGCCCAAAGCGTAGGTAAAAACTACAAAACTGAGGTAGCTGCGGGAAAACCAAAGAAACAAGCATTGGCAATAGCATTGTCCGAAGAACGCACCCATGCTAAAGGTAAGCGTAAAGCTAAGTTAGAAGAAGCCTACAGCAAATATGTAGCTGAAAACGCATAATGAGTCGTCAAGACCAAATCCGTAGTGCAATGGATACGCATGATAAGCCTATCCCGCATAAAACTACGGGTAAAGGTAAGACTTACAACCCTACAGACAAGGGCGCTGGAATGACCGCCAAAGGTCGTGCAGAATACAACGCTAAGAACAACAGCAATTTAAAACCACCTGCACCACATCCTAAATCAGACGCAGACAAAGGCAGAAAAGCCTCATTTTGCGCTAGAATGAAGGGTGTAGTAGCCCATGCTAAAGGCCCTGCTGAACGGGCTAAAGCATCACTTAGAAATTGGAATTGCTAATGAAACCTGGTTTGTACGCTAATATTCATGCTAAACAAAAACGCATAGCTGCGGGTTCGGGCGAGAAAATGCGTAAGCCTGGCAGTAAAGGCGCACCAACAGCCAAAGACTTTAAAGAATCAGCCAAAACAAGAAAAGAAGTCATTACTGACAAAATGAAGGATATGTAATGAAACACATGACAAGAAGCTATCCGCCAGAAAACGCTATGTTGCGCCCGCACAAAGAGTCAACGCTTGAGAAACAACAAAAGAAGCGTCAAGACCATAATCCTCCATTAGAGTTAGACGACAGCAACATTCTGAACAAGAAAGCTAACCAACGCATGAAGCGTAAAGAGGCATTGTCCAAGGCTATGAACAAGTACCACGATGTAGACATTGTAGGATAAACTGTTGTAGAATTAAACCCTTACAAATCAATTACTTGAGAATGTATGGAAAATAAACTGTCGAAGTCTGTTGAAAAGAACTTAAATAGGGCTGGTCGTAAGGCTGGAGTGCCTAATAAAGCCACTACAGAAGCCCGTGAGGCGATTAAAGCATTGCTTGATGCTAATATACCTTTTATTCAATCGTGGATACAAAGCACCGCAGAAGGCATATTTGACGATAAGACAGGAAAGTTTATTGTTCAGCCTAATCCAGCAAAGGCTTGTGAGATTGTTCAAAACCTAGTTGAATACTCAGTACCTAAGTTAGCAAGGACTGAAGTAGTAGGTGACGAGAAAGCCCCACAACGCATGGTGGTGTCTTGGAAGAAGTAATAGATGTTGAACTAGACTATAAGCCTAGGGATGTATTCTTAGACTTCCATGAAAGAGAACAGCGTTGGGCAGTCATCGTAGCCCATAGACGATGCGGTAAGACAGTCAGTTGTATTAACGAACTAATATATAAAGCCCTTGTTGAAAACAAAGAAGATGGCAGATATGCGTATTTAGCGCCATATTATGCCCAGGCTAAGAGTATTGCTTTCGATTACCTTATGCGCTTTTCTGAACCTGTAAGGGCTAATCACAATGTTTCAGAACTATGGGTGGAGTTAATAAATGGCGCAAGGATTCGTTTGTTTGGTGCTGATAACGCTGACAGTTTGCGTGGTTTGTACCTTGATGGCGTAGTATTAGACGAATACGCTGATATGAAGCCCTCTTTATGGGGTGCAGTATTAAGGCCATTGCTATCTGACCGCAGAGGATGGGCTGTGTTTATTGGTACACCCAAAGGACATAACCAATTCTGGGAGATATACAACAACGCCACTAAAGACCCTAATTGGTATTGCAAAACACTTAGGGCTAGTCAAACTGGGCTTATTCCGCAAGAAGAATTAGATGATGCTAGGAAGATGCAAACCCAAGACCAATACTTAGCTGAGTGGGAATGCGACTTTGAGTCTGCAATACTTGGGGCGTATTACGGCAAAGAGATGCGTCAGCTTACTGACCAAGGCAGAATTACCGATATTGAGTATGACCCTATGTTCCCTGTGCATACTGCATGGGACTTGGGCTATTCAGACGATACGGCTATATGGTGGTTTCAAGTGGTGCATGGTGAGATTCGTATGCTTGATTACCATTCATCCAATGGTCAGCCGGTAGCTTTCTATTCTGGAATTATTCAGTCAAGAGAGAAAGAGAGAGGCTATGTTTATGGCACTCATTATTTGCCTCACGATGCAAGGGCAAAGACACTTGCGTCAAATAGAAGCATAATTGAACAACTTTCAGACAAAATTGCGTTAAAATCAATGAAAATTGTACCAATGTTGTCACTTCAAGATGGAATACAAGCAACAAGACTAGCATTAACTAGGGCTTGGTTTGACCATAAATGTGAGGATGGCATTGAATGTTTAAGGCAGTACCAGCGTGAATACGATGAGGATAAGAAAGTCTTTAGGGATAAACCTAGGCACGATTGGACTTCTCACGGTGCAGACGCATTTAGGATGCTAAGTATTGCCTGGAAAGAAGAAGCTAAGTTGCCCCATAAGGATGACTCCATTAAAGGGCTATTTGTAGGTAAAACCGAAGTAAGTTTGAATGACTTGTGGAAACAACCACAATCCACTTCAAGAGGAAGAATTTGATGGCAAACGATAAAGCTACAGTTAATCATACCTACGAAGATTGGTATAAAACCATTATGGGGTACGAACGCAGCTACAAGCGTTGGGAAGCCAGAGTTGACCGCATAGTTAAAAAGTACAAAGATGATAGCCGCTACGACAGAAACCCTAATGCACGATTTAACATCCTTTGGAGCAATGTTCAGACTATTCAGCCAGCTATCTTTGCAAGACTGCCTAGACCTGATGTTAGTCGTAGGTTTAGAGATAATGACCCAATAGGTCGTGTAGCCTCAATGATGCTTGAAAGGGCATTAGAGTTTGAGATTGAACACTATGGTGACTACAAGTCAGCCATGAATAACGCAGTCCTAGACCGTCTATTAGGTGGTCGAGGCGTTGCTTGGGTGCGTTACGAACCGCATATTGTTGGCGAAGAAGCAGATATGACCGATGGTGCGCCTGATGACGGCTATAGCGTTACTGAAGATTCGGACGAAGCTGAAACTCCTGAAGGTATGGAGAATGAATCACAGGAAAGAATTGAATACGAATGCTGCCCAGTTGACTATGTTCATTGGCGGGATTTCGGACATACTATTGCCCGTACATGGGAAGAAGTAACCGCAGTCTGGCGCAGAGTATATATGTCGCGCCCAGCATTGGTTGAACGATTTGGCGAAGAAATGGGCTACAAAATCCCATTGGACACTAAACCTGACGATTTAAAGCAATCCTACAAGTCTGATGATGGCGTATACGAAGCCGTTATCTATGAAGTTTGGGACAAAGAAACAGGTAAGGTATTGTGGATTTCTAAGTCACTAGGCAAGATTGTTGACGAAAGAGATGACCCATTACAGTTAGAGAACTTTTGGCCTTGTCCAAAGCCACTCTATGCAACTTTGACTACAGACTCACTAGAACCAATCCCTGATTTCACTATTTACCAAGACCAAGCCCGTGAATTAGATGTTCTGTGTGACAGAATTGACGGCTTAATTAACGCCCTTAAAGTGCGCGGTGTATACGATGCCTCGGCTTCTGAGTTGCAGCGCCTATTCTCTGAAGGCGAAAACAACACTATGATTCCAGTAAGCAACTGGATGGCGTTTGCTGAGAAACAAGGCATGAAAGGTGCTATTGACCTTGTAGACTTAACCCCATTTGCAAGTGCATTGATGTCTTGCTATCAAGCAATGGAACAAGTCAAGGGTCAAATCTATGAATTAATGGGTATTGCTGACATTCAGCGTGGTCAAACTGACCCAAGCGAAACCCTTGGCGCACAGATTATCAAGTCAAACAACGCTGCCGGACGCCTAAAGACTCAACAACACGCAGTAGTAGACTTTGCTACAAGCCTTTTGTGCATTAAAGCGCAGATTATTTGCAATCATTTTACCGATGACACGCTTGTTAAGATTTCTGGTGCAATGCAATTATCGCCACAAGACCAACAATTGATTCCGCAAGCTATTGCACTCCTAAGAGATGAAGCAAGTAAGAATTTCCGCATTGAAGTCACTTCTGACTCAATGATTTACCAAGATGAACAGCAAGAAAAGCAAGACAGAATGCAATTTTTGGCTGCCGTTGGTGGGTTCTTTCAATCAGCAGTACCTTTGGTGCAATCTCAGCCTGAATTAGCCCCTATGGCTATTGAAATGCTGAAATTTGGTGTAACTGCTTTTAAAGCCGGTAAGCAATTAGAGGGAATTATTGACGAAACTGCTGATAAATTGCGCCAACAAGCAAAACAAGCAGAAGGTCAACCTAAACCACCTAGCCCAGAGATGCAAAAAGCACAAATGGACAATCAATCTAAAATGCAACAAATTCAAATGCAGGCACAGATTGAACAAGCTAAGTTACAAGGCCAAATGCAGCTTGAAAAAGCTAAACAAGAGTACCAGGCTCAAGAAAACCAACTTAAATTCCAACTTGAAGAACAACGCAATATGATGGACAGAGAAATGGAAATGAAAGTTGCCCAAATGAAGATGATGACTGAGAGAAATACTCAAGTTCTGTTAGCCCACATAAACAATGGTGCAAAGATTGAAGTAGCCCGTATTGGTTCAGATGATTCAGATGGCACACAAGCCTATATGACTGAACAAGACATGGCTAAGTCAATGGAATCGCCAATGCAACCTATTGCAGATGCTATTGGTAGCGGAAATATGCAAATGGCACAAGCTATTAGCGCTTTGGTAGATACCATTAACGCACAGCACAATCGCCCTAAAACGGTGGTTAGAGGTCAAGACGGCAAAATCATTGGAGTTCAATAATGGCTATTACAGTCAAGCATAGTAAGGTTTCAACGATACCTGACGGTACAGACACATCCGTTGTACGCCCTAGTGATTGGAACGCTGACCATACTCTGACAGGTACTATTCCTGTAGACAATGGTGGTACTGGTGCATCAACCCTTACAGGTTATGTAAAGGGTAACGGCACAGCCGCAATGACTGCTAGTGCAACTATTCCTAATACCGATGTAACAGGTCTAGGTACGATGTCCACACAGAACAGTAATAACATATCTGTTACTGGTGGTTCAATGTCAAGCGTTACTATCAGCGATTATGTTGCAACTGCAACAAAAGGTGTAGCTAATGGCGTTGCAAGTTTAGATGGTAGCGGTACAGTACCTGTAAGCCAATTACCAGCCGCAGTCTTAGGCGCTTTAAGTTATCAAGGAACATGGAATGCCAGCACAAATACCCCTACTCTTACTTCGTCTGTTGGTACTAAGGGTTACTACTATGTGGTATCTGTTGCTGGTAGCACTAATCTTAACGGGATTACAGATTGGCAAGTGGGTGACTGGGCTGTTTACAATGGTACTGCCTGGCAAAAAATAGACAATACAGACGCTGTAACAAGCGTAAACGGCTATACAGGTACAGTCGTATTAACTACTACTGATGTAGCTGAAGGCACAAACCAATACTTTACAACTGCTAGGGCTAGGACTTCTGTAAGTGCTGGTACAGGCATTAGTTATGATAGTGGTACAGGCGTAATTACCAATTCAAGCCCATCTTTAGGTGGCGATGTAGTTGGCCCTGCATCAAGCACAGACAATGCAATAGCCCGTTTTGACACCACTACAGGCAAATTACTGCAAAACAGCGTAGTTACTGTAGGTGATACAGGTGCAGTTACAGGCGTTACAACATTTTCGGCTTCTACTAGCGTTACTACACCAATAGTACAAGCATCAAATTCAGGTGGTTTATCCCTTAAAAACTCCGCAGGAACAACCCAAATTAGCATGGGTGCAGGCGGTGGTGATAATGCGTCAATCAATGTTTCTACCAATATTAACGGTGTAAACGCACAAATAGACATTAGTCCTACTGGTACTGGTCATGTCCACATGAAACCTACTGGTACGGGTTCTATTGAAATTGCCCCTACCAATGTAGGAACAATGGACAATATGACTATTGGCGCTACAACCGCTAGGGCCATTACAGGTACAACTGTAACCGCTACTAGCTTTGTAGGTTCAGGCGCAAGTCTGACCAATGTGGTCAATTCTTTGGCTGCAAGCACAGGAATTAGCGTATCAGGCTCAACTGGTGCTGTTACAGTAACAAATACTGCGCCTGACCAAACCGTATCTTTAACTGGCGGTACAGGAATATCTACCAGCGGTACATACCCTAACTTCACTATTACCAATACTGCACCGTCTGGCAGTAATACTTACACAAGAACATCATTTACAGCCACGGCTAGTCAAACAACCTTTACTGTAAGTTATGTCGTTGGTTTAATTCAAGTTTATGTTAATGGTGTATTGTTAAATGGTGCTGATTACACAGCATCTAATGGTACAAGCGTAGTTTTAGCAGTAGCTTGTAATGCTGGCGATATTGTTGAAACATTAGCCTTTGATTCGTTTTCAGTAGCAAGCACAGTTAGTTCATTTAGTGCAGGAACTACAGGGTTAACACCTAATACAGGAACAACAGGAAATGTAACTTTAGGCGGTACGCTTGCTGTAGCAAACGGTGGTACTGGAGTAACTACAAAAACAGGCACAGGTAATGTTGTTTTATCTACAAGTCCTTCTTTAACAACCCCTGCAATAGCAGGTGCAACTTCAGGAAGTATTACTTTAGCTGTACCTGCGGTTGCTGGTACTAATACCATTACATTTCCAGCTTCTACAGGAACAGTATTTTTAGGTTATCCAGTAAATTATTTAATGGCTGCAGGCGGTGGCGGTGGTGGCGGTTCGATTGCGGCTGGCGGTGGTGCGGCTGGCGGTGGTGCTGGTGGATTAATTTCAAATATATTAATTGCAAGTAGTGGTACTGTTTACACTATTACTGTTGGTGCAGGCGGTGCAGGCGGTATTGGTAGTGCATCTCCAACTGCCGCAACAAATTCATCTATTACAGGATTAATAGAGGCAGTAGCTGGCGGTGCTGGCGGTTACAACAACACTACTACAACATCTATAGCTGGTGCTTCAGGCGGTTCAGGTGGTGGTGGAGCTTATAGAAGTGTTGGTGGTAGTGGAACTTCAGGGCAAGGAAATGCTGGCGGTAATGGATTAAATTCTGCCACAAATTATCCTGGTGGTGGTGGTGGTGGCTCAGGTACTGCTGGAGTTACTGCACCTTCAGGCACAGTTGGTGGTGCTGGTGGAGCAGGAACATCAAGTTCAATAACTGGTTCTGCTGTTATTTATGCCGCAGGTGGCGGTGGTGGAACTTATCTTGGTGGTACTGCTGGCGCTGGAGGTTCATCAGGAGTAGGTGGTGCAGGCGGTGTAGCTAACGCTACTGGTAGTGCAGGAACAGTTAATACGGGTTCAGGTGGTGGTGGTAGCGGTTGTACTGCACTTTTAGCAGGAACAGGTGGTGCAGGTGGCTCAGGAGTTGTTATTTTATCTATTCCAACTGCTTATTATTCAGGAACAACAACAGGTTCACCAACCGTTACAACTTCAGGTTCAAATACTATCCTTAAATATACATCTTCAGGGACATACACAGCATGAGTTATTACGCTAAAGTTTGTAATGGAACGGTTACTCAAGTGATTTCTGCCGAAGCAGACTTTTTTACACATTTTGTAGATACAAGTCCTGGCGAGTGGATTCAAACTTCTTACAATACAAGGGGTGGAATTCATTATGGCCAAGATGGTCAACCTGATAATGGTATAGCTTTGCGTGGTAACTATGCAGGAATAGGTTACACATACGATAAAACAAACGATGTTTTTTATCCTCCGCAACCATATCCTAGTTGGACTATAGAATCTCCCACATGGATTTGGACACCCCCAACACCTTATCCTACAGATGAAAATAAATACAACTGGGATGAAACAACTAAAACTTGGGTAGCTATATGACAATTCCACGCAATTTATCGTTTTTAGCAGATGGTGCAAGTTCTACTGGTGTTCTTAGTGTTCCTTTTGGTGGAACAGGATTAACAACCCTTACTGCTGGTTATGTACCCTATGGCGCTGGTACAAGTGCTTTAGGGTCTAGTGCTAACCTTTCATTTAACTCTAGCACTAGCGTATTGACTGTAGGGACAGGAGTTACAGGCGGTATTGCTGGCGGCACATTCTAATGTTTCAAACTGCTTTTCAAGTCAATGCGTTTCAAAATGACGCATTTCAGATTGTCATTACCCCAGTTGAACCTACAAAGTTTGGCGGGGATGACGCACCTTATACAAGGGAAGAATTAAAGCGACTTAAAGGCATTCAGAAAAAATTACGCCAGGCAGAAGAAAAGCGTATTGCTGCATTAAAAGCTGATGCAGAAAATCGTAAGCAAACTATTGCTGATTTAGTAGACCCAAAACCAGTTGCACAGAAACAACAAAGTAATATACAATCCAATCAAGTAGTTAGCGTTGATATACCGTCAAACCTAGCAAACATTGACCGATACATCGCTAATCTTGTAACACAACAACAAGACCTGCAAAACGCTGTATTAATAAGGGCTGCAAAACTCAGGCTAGAACAAGAGTTAGCAATCTTAGAAGTTAAGCGCCAAGCAGAATTAGACGATGAGGAAGCACTATTAGCACTCTTACTTTAAACCCGCACACGGAATATAAGAAAGCCTACGAACACCTCCATGCTGGTCGATTAGACGCTGGATTTAGGCTTTTTGAATATAGATGGCATCCTGAGATTATTGCTAATCAAGCACAGCCATATCATCAGAAGTTAAAAATGCCTGTATGGCGTGGGGAAAGCCTATTAGGGAAAACCATTACTGTTCAAGCAGAACAAGGCTTTGGCGACATTATTCAATATGCACGCTTTTTACCTTTTTTAAAGGTCATGGGTGCTAAAAGTGTTGTTTTATTACAACATGGTTCATTACATACTTTATTTGGGCAAATGGAGTGTATTGATACATTTACTAATATGCCAGAAGAAGGTATTGCCACAGAATCAGACTATTGGATTGGCATTATTTCTTTGCCTTATTACATAAGCCTAGCCCCAGCGTATGCAAGGTCATTATTTCCTGTTACATGTAACAAAATTGTAGGGTCTGAAGGCTATTTAGACGCTATTCCTAGCAATATCCCTAAAAAACTAGCAGTCAACTGGTCTACATCTAAAGGCCTTTTGCACTATGTGCGGACTATGCGCCCAGAAACCATGCTTGAATTAGTAGGCGATGACGCTTATTCATTTTGCCCCGAAGAAGATAGATTTTGGTCGCCACTTCCTAATGATGGTTGGAAACAAGATTGGAATAAGACTGCAAGCCATTTAAAAGCCTGTAAAGGTCTTGTAACGGTTGATACAGGGATAGCCCACCTAGCAGGCGCTTTGGGCGTTAAAACTATTGTAATCATGCCTAGAAAAGAGTTTAAATGCTGGCGTTGGAAGCATGGAACTTGGTACAACTCTGTTTGTACGGTTGAAGAAGATGAATTAGACAAAATACCCGAAATCATAAGGAGAATGTAATGCTTTGCCCAAAATGCGGATATTTCGAAGGAAACCATATTGAAGCCCAAAAGACGGATGAGGAGTTCTTTATTGAATGGTGGACTCCCACTATTGGCAAAGAAGCTGCCAAAGCCTCATGGCAAGATAAGCTAGAAATGAAAACTAGAGAAGCCCCTACAGTTATGTCTGACATACCAGGTCATATATCTATGGCTGATGGTACATGGGTAGATAGCCGGTCTAAGCATCGTGAAAACCTAAAACGCAACGGATGTATTGAATTAGGTAACGATGTGCCTATGCAGCAAAAATCACCAGAAATGAGTAGACAGTCACAAGAAGCACGAAAACGCCAAATTGCTGAATTAACTTACGCAAAACTTAATTACCGATAGGAAAAACCATGTCAGAAGAACAATTAGACCGTAGAGATTTATTAGAAGCTGCTTTAGAAGCGGCAGAGGAAGGCACTCTTGAAGCACCCATCGAAAAAGACATTGAAATGGCTGAAAAGGACGACATTTCCGAGGAGTCCGCTAAAGTTGAAACTAGCACGCAGGATAACGAAGAAACTGCCGAGGATGTTGAACCTATTGAATTTGAGGGCAAGAATGAGGAGAAGGAGGAGAAAGTAACCCGCCCATCTACCTGGAAAAAAGAATATGTCACTATTTGGGACAAGATGGAGTCTGGCGAACAGATTAGCAAAGAAGATTTTACTAAGTTTGCCGAATATGCCAACCAGCGTGAGTCTGAATACAAGAAAGGTGTAAGCACTTATAAGGCTGAAGCTGACAGGGCTAAGTCCTATGAAAACGCTATTGCCCCCTATGCCCAAGACTTACAACGCAGAGGAATACAGCCAACTCAATATATTGAAAACCTAGTTCGTGCGGAACAAATATTGTCCAATGCTGGTTACGAACAAAAAGTTCAAGTATTTCAGAAACTTGCGTCAGATTATGGTATACAATTAAATGGAAATGGACAAGTAACACAACTTGACCCATATACGCAACAACTGATGAACCAATTAAATATGGTAAATCAGGAAGTTTCAAGCATTAAAGGTCGATTTGCCCAAGAGGAAAATCAACGCTTAATGGGTGAAATTGAAAGAGTAAGAAGTGATGTGGAGAAGTTTCCGCATTTTGATGTGGTAAGGGAAGAAATGGCTCAATTACTTGAGTTAGGGAAAGCCCAAGACCTAGAAACGGCCTACAAGAAAGCCGTGCGTATGAATGATGATGTTTGGGCATTAGAACAAGATAGACTCTTGAAGGATGCTAAACAATCAGCACTCAAAGCACAGCAAGTAGCGAAGGCTAAGGCTGCTGCGGTTAGTCCAAAGTCCACTACACCTAGTGGAAAAGTGAGTAATCCAGAAGATAAAAAGGATAGACGGTCATTGATAGCCGAAGGATTAGGCGAAGCAATGAGTCGTAGGGTTTAACTAGCCAATTTTGGCACATTTTTTTAAGGATATATCATGGCATTCGCTAACTCAGCAATTACCGATATTATCGCTACCACTATTCAAAGTCGTAGCGGTGAACTCGCAGACAACTTAACACAAAACAACGCAATTCTTCAGCGCTTGAACCAAAAAGGGAATGTTCGACCCTTTTCAGGCGGAAATGTCATACTCGAGGAGTTGTTTTATGACGATTCGGCAACTAATAATGCCAATAGTTATAGCGGATATGAAGTATTAAACATTGCACCAGATAGCCCTATTTCTGCTGCCCAGTTCAAAATCTCACAATACGCAGACTCAGTAACAATGTCTGGTTTAGAGATGTTACAAAACAGTTCTAAAGAAGCAATTATTGACCTGTTAGATGGTCGTATGCAAGTTTCTGAAGCCCGCTTGTTAAACCGTATTTCTGGTGACTTGTATGGTGATGGTACTGGTAACGGTGGTAAGAACTTGGATGGTCTAGGCGCTGCTGTTGCAGTTTCACCTACATCTGGTACTTACGGTGGTATTAACCGTGCTACTTGGACTTTTTGGCGTAACCAAATTACTACAGGTGCTACATCTGTAAACATCTTGTCAAAAATGACTGACGCTGCTATCAAACAGATTCGTGGCACAGACAAAGCTGACTTGATTGTTGCTGGTAACACAATGTACTCTTACTATGTAGGCGCATTGCAGTCTATTCAGCGTATTGCTGCTGAAGAATCAGGCGCTGCTGGTTTTGCATCATTGAAGTTCTACGGTGGTGGTACATCTGCTGATGTGGTACTTGGTGGTGGTTATGGTTCACAAGAAACAGCTACATATATGTATATGTTGAACACTAACTACATCTTCCTACGCCCACATAAGGAACGCAACTTTGTACCTATCGGTGGCGAAAGACAGTCAATTAACCAAGATGCAATCGTGAAGTTATACGGTTGGGCTGGTAACTTGACAGCTTCTAACAGCTTCCTACAAGGCTTGTTGACAACCTAATAGATTGGGCGAAAGCCCTTTCTAATACCACATTATTTAAGGAAAATATCATGGCATATACCATTACCCCCCTCGCAGGGATTGATTTAGTAGACATTCAAACTGTTGCTGAACAAGCATTGAACGGTGGCACAACTCCTACATTTGGCCCATTAGGTGCAGAAGTATTTGCATCAGATGGTCGCCGTTATGTTTGGGCAGTTGCTGGTGCAGCAATTACAGCTTCAACTACTACCTGTTCTATTAACGCATCAACCTTTGTAGCTACCGCTTCTGCTGGTACTTACTTAGCACCAACAACCGCAATGGCTTCTGGCGATTATGGTTGGTTCTCAGCAGCTTCCGTTTAATAGGTTATTCCTCTTAAATTGAATATGTAGTAAAACTGGGACTCTCTCAAAAGGGGAGTCCCTTTTATTTTTTTATAACCCCCTAACCACTTAGGAGTATTAAAAATGGCAATAGAGTCCGATACACAAGGCGCAGATTCACGGTTAGCAGTCCAATTCTATAAAAAAAGCGTTAAGCAAGAAGATGCTTCAAATGAAGCAAATAGACCGATTTTTAAAGAATTTGATTTTGTAAAAATTATGATTCCTGGCGATAATTTGACAGAAATTGATACTTACGCACAAGATTCCCATAAACAGCGTTTTCCTCGTCAATGGGCACATTACCAAAACCAAGTAGCAAATCATCAAGATATTGTTGGTACACCTTTAGACCAATGGCCTCAAGTTACCCGTAGCCAAGCTGATGAATTGCGTGGACTTAAATTCCACACAGTAGAGTCTATTGCTGACTGTTCTGACCAACAGCTACAGCGTATTGGCATGGTAGCCGGTATGTCACCGCATAATTTCCGCATAAAAGCCAAGGCTTTCTTAAATTTAGCTAATGATTCTGCTGAAGTAGCACATAGAGAGGCAGAATTGCAAGCACTTAAAGAAGAAAATGCTAAAATAACAGCAGAAACCGAGGCGAAGCTATCCAAAATGCAGGAACAAATGGATGCACTACTTGTTGCGGTTGCGGAAAAGACCCCAAAAACCCGTAAACCGAAAGTAGTAGAGGCTTAATATGTCCCAAACGATGCTTCAAATGGTGCAACAGACCGCAGCCGAGTTAAACTTGGCTGTACCGTCTTTTGTAGTCGGCAATACATCTCAAGATGTACAACAAATCTTGGCTTTGATGAATGGTGCTGGCTATGACTTGCTAAAAGAATATGATTGGCAAGCACTCCAAGTGCAGTATCGTTTTTACACACAAGCAATAACCGCCAATGCCACAACTGTTAATGGTTCTACTACATTAACTTTTGAGGCAGGCACAGATTTAAGCGGTGTTACAAGCCAATGGCAGTTAACTGGTTATAACATCCCTCAAGACACTTATGTTGTAAGTGCAAATAACACTACTAAAGTAGTAGTAATGAGTCAATATGCTACAGGCGATGGAGTGCAATCAGTAGTATGCGCCCAAACTGCTTATGACCTTCCTGCTGACTTTGAAACAATTACTAACAGAACCCATTGGGACAAATCTAAGCATTGGGAAATGTTAGGGCCAGAAGATGCACAACAATGGCAATGGCTAAAGTCTGGTTACATTTCAACAGGCCCAAGAGTGCGCTGGAGAATACTAGATAATCAATTCCAAATATGGCCTGTTATGAATACCCAAGAGTATTTGGGTTGGGAATACAGGTCAAAAGGTTGGGCAAGAAGTGCTGCTGGCGCAGTTAAAAATAGCTTTACTGCTGACTCAGATACAACTGTTTTTGATGACCGCTTAATGGTTTTGTTTACCAAAATGAAGTATTGGGGCATTAAAGGCTTTGATACTACCGTTGTTTCTCAAGACTATCAGCGTGTATTGACTATTGCTAAAGCTAACGACAAAGGCGCACCTAACCTATCATTTGCACCATATCCAAGCAAAGTGCTTATTGGCTACGCTAATATTCCAGACACAGGTTATGGTTCATAATGCTATTACAGCGCCCTAAACAAAACACAGCTAAAACGGCTTCTGTACCTGCGCCTATTGGTGGTTGGAACGCTAGGGATTCCCTTGCAAATATGCAACCAATGGATGCTGTACAGCTAGTCAACTGGTTTCCTACGCCTACAGATGTCACTATGCGTAAGGGTTATACCGTATCGTCTATTTTGACTACTTCTACAGGCGTTAAAACAATTAGCAGTATTACTTATGTAAGTACAAAAGCTACTTTAACAACCGCTACAGCACATGGCTTAACTACAGGTGCTTATGTGTCTATTAGTGGCACAACACCTGCGGCATATAGTGGTGTATTTAAAATTACTGTTACTAGCACTACTACCTTTACTTACACAATGGCAAGCACCCCCGCTAACAATGCTACTGTAGTAGGAACATATTTAAACCAAGCTACTACCCCTATAAACACTTTAATGAATTACACCGAAACCAGCAGCTATAAGCTATTTGGGGCGGCAGGGACAGACATTTGGGAAACTAAAGCTAACCCTGCTGTTAAGGTATTTAGCGGTATTACTAGCGATAAATTGCAATCAGTCAATATAACTAACACCGCAGGTAAGTTTTTAGTAGCCTGTAATGGTGTAGACCCTGTAATGATTTATGACGGTACTGCATGGTTTTATGTGGCTACAACCACTACTGCACAAACAATTTCAAGTATTACAAGGGGTGGAACAGGCAATTTAACTGCCACCCTTACTACCGCTTCTGCACATGGATTAATAACGGGTAATCGAGTTACTATTTCTGGTGCTACTGAAGCCAATTACAACGGCACTTATGTTATTACAGTTACTGGGGCAACTACTTTTACCTACACAATGGCTACTGCACCTGCCGCTAATGCAACTGTTGTAGGAACTTATACAACTATTGGTATAACTGGCGTAAACAGTAATACATTTATTGGTGTTAATTTATTTAAAAATAGACTTTATTTCACACAAAAAGATAGTTTAAGTTGTTGGTATTTGCCAGTAGATTCTATTGGCGGTGCAGCTTCACCTCTTTATTTTGGTTCTATTGCCCGTAATTCTGGTTATTTACAAGCTATGGGTACATGGACATTAGATGCTGGACAAGGCGCAGATGACTATGCTGTGTTTGTAACCAGTATGGGTGAAGTTATCGTTTATAACGGCACAGACCCTAGTACGGCTGCAACTTGGGCTTTAAAAGGTGTATGGCAATTAGGTCAAACTTTTAGCCGTAGATGCTTCTTTAAATGGGCTGGCGACCTTCTTTTGCTTACCCAAGACGGTTTAGTGCCTCTTGCTTCAGCGTTGCAATCTAGTCGTTTAGACCCTAGAATTAACCTTACAGATAAGATTTACTTTGCAGTTTCTCAAGCAGCAAGTTCATATTATGCTGAATTTGGCTGGCAGATTAACTATTTTGCTGGCGAAAATATGTTGATTTTAAACATTCCAATTCCCAACGGAATAGAACAATATGTAATGCACACTATTACAAAGGCTTGGGCTAGATTTACCAATATTCAAGGGTATTGTTGGGAAGTGTCAGGAGATGCCGATATGCACTTTGGAAGCAATGGATTTGTAGGTATTTTCTATTCAGCTACATCTGATGATGAAAACAATATTACCGCAACTGCACAACAAGCCTATAGCTATTTTGACTCGCCTGGGCAGTTAAAACGATTCACTATGGTAAGACCAATCCTACAGTCTACAGGTGGCGTACCAAGCGTTTTATGCGGTATTAGCGTGGATTTTGACACTCAATCCCAATTAGGCGCTGTTTCATTTAACCCAAACGCCCAATCAGAAAGTGCTTGGGATAAAGCAAAATGGGATGGAAATGTATGGGCTGGCGGTCTTATTACTACAAAGATTTGGCAAGGCGTTACAGGAATAGGTTATACAGGCTCTGTAAACCTTAATGCCGCTAGTCAAGGAATTGAATTGCATTGGGCTTCTACTGATTATGTAATGGAGGCTGGAGGCGTTGTTTGATATTACTTAATCAGCAAAGTCTTAAAGATTGGGCTATTGAACATAAAATGCCCGTTCCGCAAGATGCACATTATTTAGGTCAAGTATTAGATGGACAGATTAGGGCAGTAGTAGTTTATTGTGGTTTTTACGGCAAATCTTGCATGATTCATGTAGGGTCAGAAGGGCAGCATTGGGCAACTAAAGACTTTCTCAAAGAAGTTTTTAATTACCCGTTTAACACCTTGAAATTAAAGGTTATAATTGGCACAGTTGCAGGGAGTAACACAAAAGCCCTAAAACTAGACCGACACCTTGGTTTCAAAGATGTTGCTACTATCCCTGACGCACATGACGATGGGGATTTGGTCATTTTAGAGATGCGCCCAGAATATTGTAAATGGGCATGAGGAGATAGTAATGGGTGCAGGTTCAACATTTACGCAAGGTGCTAATCCTAATACGGTTAATCCGTATGGCGGAACTACTAGTCCTTATTTTGGCGCTGCACAAGCCCAAACTTTAGGCAATCTTGCTGGCGCACAACAAGCAGTTCAAGCTAATCGTGTAAATCAAGTTACCCCTTACGGAAACCTTAATTACACCCAACAAACTGACCAATACGGCAATCCTACATGGACAGCCACACAGTCTTTAAGCCCAGAATTACAAGCCCTTACACAATCTTCATTACAAAATTTACAGTCTAGTCAAGCTAAACCTATGTATGGCATTAATCCTGGAGAAACATACAGCGATGCCATTATGCGTAGATTACAGCCACAAATGGCACAATCCGCAGAATCAAATACGGCTGCATTAGCTAATCAAGGTATTGTCCCTGGCACACAGGCTTATAACAATGCTATGCGTACATTCCAACAAGGTCAAAACGATTTGCTGACAAGCGCACAAATTGGTGGCATGAATACAGGATTACAAGCACAACAGTTACAAGGTACACAAGCTGGACAAATTAAGTCTTTAGCTACGCCTAGCTTTATTAACGCACCTAGTCAAGCTGCCGTTTCAGGCCCTGATTACATGGGTGCTTTAGCTACTCAAACTAACGCTAATATTGCAGCGCAAAATGCTGCATTAGGTCAAGCTACAGCTAATACTGCTGGATTGTATGGTTTAGGCTCTGCTGGTATTTTAGGTCTTGCTGCTAACCCTGGATTAATTTCTAGCGCTGGCACAGGAATTAAAGATTTTTATAATTATTTAACTGCCTAATATGTTTAAAAGCAAACATTCTGGTTGGACTTATGACTTAAAGCGCACACCCTTTGGTGGTGGCGGTGGTATTGGCAACGCTTTTGGATTAGGCGATGCTTTAGCTTCTATTGACCCAGGACCTGCTATTGGTAGTGGTTTAGCTGAAGTAGATAAAGGCGTAAATCAAATACCTGGTGGTTGGTACACAGTAGGTGGTCTTGCTGCTGGTGGTACTGCATTAGCTTTTGCCCCTGAGTTGGCTGCTGCTGCTGGCCTTGGAGAGGGTGCAACAATTTCTTCTGCTGCTGGTCAACAAGCATTTTTTGATGCTTTGGCAAGCGGGGCTACAAGCACAGAGGCTATTAGCGCTGGCGCTGCTGTTGATGCTGCTGCTGGTGGTGCTATTGGCGCAGGCACTAACGCTGCATTGCAAGGCCCTACTTATGGTGAATTAGGAATAACAGGCGTAGAAGGTGGCATGGCAGGCCCTACTTATGCTGAAATGGGCTACACAGGATTAAATAGTAATGAAGCTATTGCTGCTGCTGATGCTGCTTCTAAATCTAGATTACTTAGTGATGCACTTGGCAATGTTAAAGATGCAAGTAAATTATCAAATTTATTAAAACAAGGTGCTGGTTCTGGACTTACAAGTTCTTTAGGGAAATTAGCACAAGGCGCAAACCCACAAGGTCAAGAATTAGGCGCAGCAGTTCGTGGCAATCCAAATCCTTTTACTTTTTCACCACAGCAACCTATTCAAGATGCTAAGCCATTAGATTTGGCTTCATTAGCTAATTTACTAAAGCAGGGATAATCATGGCAGATATAACAACAGACCAACAATTTTTAGGGCAAGACCCTGAAGTATTAGGTTTACAGCGTCAAAGGGCGTTAGCTAACCTATTGACAGGACAGGCTTTTAATCAACCACAAGGTCAAATGATTAGTGGTCATTATGTTCGCCCATCTGCATTACAACAAGCATTGCCTATGATTAATGCTGCTATTGGTGGCTTAACTAATGCTAATTTAGACACAAAACAAACTGAATTGGCTGCTGCTTTGCGTGGACAAAAAGCTGAAGCGTATACAAAATTCCAAGAATTAATGTCTAATCCTGCAACTCGTGGCGATGCCATGAAATATGCTGCCGGAAATCAATATTTGCAACCATTAGCCCAAGAGTTAATGAAAGGCATGAAATTAGGAGAAGGCGAAAAATTTGTAATGCCTAATCTTGGTGGTGGTGCGCCTGTTGAATTGGCTACTGGTGGTGCTAAATATCGTGCCCCAATTCAAATTGATACAGGCACAATGATTGAACTCCGTGACCCATTAGACCCAACTAAAGTATTGCAAAGACTTCCTAAGTCACAAATGCCAACTGCCGGTCAAGTATTAGAAACAGAAAATGGCCCTATGCTTGTAAACACTCGTACAGGTCAAGCAACCCCAGTTATGGCTGGTGGACAACCTGTTGTTGGTGGAAAGCCTTTGACTGAAACTCAAGGTAATGCTACTGCTTTTGGTATTCGCATGAAAGAATCAAATAACATTATTAATGATTTAGAGAAAAAAGGCGTAACTAATACTGGAGTTGTTAGGTCTACCATAGGTGGAATTGCAGGAATGACCCCTTTTATTGGTGAAAAATTGCAACAAGGTGTTCAATCAAGTATGAATGTGTTGCCAGGCGCATTGGGTGGCCCAAGTTCAGAACAACAACAAGTAGATGCTGCCCGTAAAAACTTTATTACTGCTGTATTGCGTAAAGAATCTGGCGCAGCAATTAGTCCTACTGAATTTTATACAGAAGCACAAAAATATTTTCCACAACCTGGCGATTCAAATGAGGTTATGGCACAAAAACGCAATGCTAGAGATACCGCTATTCGTGCTATGGAAATTCAAGCAGGCCCAGGTAAACGCCAAATTGAACAAGCAAATGCGCCTAAAAAAGTGGTTAACTTTAATGATTTGCCATAAGGATAAGACATGGATGTTTTAATGCCAGATGGCACTCTTGTAAAAGATGTCCCAGAAGGAACAACCAAAGCACAATTAGAAGCTAAATTAGCTGGTTCTGTTGCGCCTAAAACAACGCCAATTACTTCTGATGTGCCATTGGTAGCTAGTCAGATGCCTAAACAAGTGCCTGTTGCAGAACCTAAAACTACAATGGCTGACAAGTTAAAAGCGCTTTATGAAGTGCCTGCAACTATTGGTAGTGCAATGGTTTCTCAGCCTGCATCAATGATTTATGGTCTTGGCAGAGGTGCTGTACAAGATATTAGCCAAGGTAGAATGCCTACTGCTGAATCTAGGGATATTAACTACAGACAAGCTAGAGAAGCTACTCAATTCCAACCTACTTCACCTGCGTCTGTAGGTGCTTTAGAGTCTATTGGTGGTGCTTTACAAGAAGCAAGAATACCTCCTTATCTTGGCAACATTGGCATGATTCCATCTGCTATGCAAAGCGCTGGTGCAGTTAGACCAATGGTTAATCAAGCCATTCAAAATATTACTCCTGAAGTAAGAACAATGGCACAAGCGTTACGCAAAGAAGCCCCTACAATGGCTGGCGTAGGTGCAGCAGAAGTTCCTGAAGCAGTTGTAAGGGCGCAAATGGCGCAGCAATTAAGAGTTCCTGTAGAGTTAAGCAAGGGTCAAGCAATGCGTGATTTAGGTCAGCAAAAGTTTGAAATTGAAACTCCTAAAAATTTCCCAGAATTAGGTAAACCTTTGATAGAAGCCCAAGCCAAGCGCAATGACGCTATCTTGCAAAACTTTGATGCTTTTGTAGATGCCACCGGCAAAGAAACCTATGGTTTGCGTGAAACTGGTCGAGTAGTAGATAAAGCGTTGGTAAATTCTGCAAACAAAGCTAAAGCAGACATTAATAAAGCATATATTGCAGCTAAAGAAGCTGGTGAAACTCAGCAACCAGTATCTTATGCCCCATTAAAGGCTTATATTGATGAACAGACTCCTACTGTTAAGCGTAAATTAGCCCCAATTATTAGCGCAGTTGAAGAAGAAATAGCTAAAAATGACCCTAAAAACAAAACAGGTCAAATTTCTATTAATAATTTAGAAGATATTTACCAGTTTATTAATAAAAACTACGAACCTGGCACAGTAGGCGAAGGTCATGCTAAAACCATGAAAAACCTTATCAATCAAATGACTGAGGGTCAAGGTGGTGAGTTGTACCAAGAGGCACGCAAGTTGCGTACAAAGTATGGTCGTGAGTTTGAGAATGTAGGCTATGTAGATAAGTTGTTACGCACTAAGCCCGGCACTACCGATAGGTCAGTAGCATTTGAAGATGTATTTGACCATAGCATTTTAAATGGTTCTTTAGACGATGTTCGTGCTATTGGCATGACTTTAAAGAAATCAGGCCCAGAAGGACAACAGGCTTGGAAAGAATTACAAGGTCAAACTGTTGAATATATTAAGAAAAAAGCTACAAATACCACAGATAAAGATATTTACGGCAATCCTGTAGTAATGCCTAGACAACTTAAAACTGTAGTAGACACGCTAGACCAAGACGGAAAATTAGATTATGTATTTGGTAAAACAGGCGCACAGGAAATTCGTGATTTGGCTGCCGTTACTGAAACAGTAAATGCTCCATTAAAAGGTGCTGCAAACTACTCTAATACTTCTAGTGCAATTATCACCGCACTTGATAAAATAGGGGGTATTCGTATACCTGGCGTTAGTAATATAGCCGGATATGCTGCCAAAAAAGGCAAAGAAAGCGCTTTAAACAAGCAAATACAAGAGTCAATTAATTACAATCCTATGGCAGAAGCATTGAGGAAAACAAAATGAGTAGAAACGGTAGCGGTACATACAACCTTCCTGCGGGTAATCCCGTAGTAACAGGCACAACTATTACAAGTAGTTGGGCTAATACTACTATGCAAAACATAGCTGACGGACTTACTCAATCAGTAGCTTCAGATGGTCAAACACCTATGTCTGGCGCTTTAAACATGGCAACAAACGATATTAATAATGTTGGTACACTAACAGCCTTAACAGGCATATTTGGCGGGACATACTAAAATGGCACAGACAGGATTTACACCCATATCGAATTACTATTCAGCTACGGCTACTAATGTACCTACGGCAGGTAATCTAGTTGCTGGCGAACTTGCTATTAATACTGCTGACGGCAAATTGTTTTATAAAGATTCCTCTGGCGTAGTGCAAACTATAGCTTCTAAAGCAGGAAATGTAAATGTTTCTTCATTTAGCGGTGGCTCAACTGGTTTAACCCCAAATACAGCTACTACAGGAGTGGTTACTCTTGCTGGCACTCTTGCAGTTGCCAATGGAGGAACAGGATTAACTTCAACTCCTGCTAATGGCTCTTTAGATATTGGTAATGGCACAGGATTTACTAGAACAACTTTAACTGCTGGTACAGGAATATCTGTTACCAATGCTTCAGGCTCTATTACGATTGCCAATACTTCATCTGTAAATTCTAATCAATTAGCTAAAGCATGGGTAAGTTTTGCTGGTTCTACTGGAACAATATCTTCATCTTATAATGTTTCTTCTGTAACTAGAGTTTCAACAGGAATATATTTAATTAGTTTTACAAGTGCTTTGGCTAATGCTAATTACGCATATACAGCAACAGTTAGTCGTGGTTCTTCTTGGGCATTAGTAAGTGCTAATACAACTTCAGGTGCGGCATCTTTAGCACCAACAACCGCAGCATTTAGCATAGCAACTCCTTTATATGATTCAAGTGCTTATACTGACCCAACCTATGTATATGCTGTAGTGTTTAGTTCATAAGGATAAATCATGTCAAAAGTAATTATTTATACAAATTCTAATGGTGGTGTATCTATTACCATTCCTACTGGCGAATTGTCAATTCAAGAAGTATTAACAAAAGATTGCCCAGAAGGTGCAATTATTGTTGATGAATCAGAATTACCACAAGGTGATGATGCCAATTATTTTGATGCTTGGGTATTAAACAATGGTGTTGTAACTGTTGATTCTAATAAAAAATTAAATATTATTAATAAAAAACAATCTGCTATTGATACAAAGGCTTCTGCACTAGCAAAACTAACCGCATTAGGTTTAACCCAAGATGAAATAAAAGCGTTGGTAGGATAATATGAATTTTACATTTACCTGGATATTGGATAAGTTTGGTTTACAGCCAAAGATTACCTTTACTGAAGCACCAAAGCCTGTTGTTAAAAAACCTGCCGCCAAAAAACCAGCACCTAAGAAAACTGTACGAAAGAAAACATAATGCCTAGCCTAACCGACAAAGAAATAGAAGATATTGTTGAGAAAGTAACTGAAAGAGTTATTGAGAATGTCTACACCTCTGTCGGTAGGTCTGTAGTTACTAAATTCTTTTGGTTTATAGGTGTTGCAGCAATAGGCGTTGTAACTTATTTAGCTGGCGTAGGCCATATAAAGGTGGGCTAACAATGTGGACTACGGAATATCAGAAGGCATTAAAGGACTTTCAAACAGTCTTGACGCAAGCAGAGATGCAAGTAAAAGCCTATCTAAGTCTATTGAAAACATACAGCAAGATGGATTGGATGTCGCCCAAAAGCAAGCCAACGAAAGACTCAGACTAAGGCGAGAAGCTGAAGTAAAGAAGGAACGGGCATTAATTAAGGCTTTAGACTCTTGGAAGCACAAAAAACAAATAAGTGACGAAGAAGCAAAGTTAAAGATTGATTTTGTAAAGAAGTACGGTGCTAAAGAGTGGGAAGCGGTGCTAAAGATAAAGTTAGATATAGAAAATATGCAACGCAAAGACAATGAAGAATTCCAGCATGATTTAAAAGCAGTTAGACGGGTTCAAGTATGGTGTTTTGTTGCTGCATTAATTGTTACTTTGTGGCTTAAATTTGTTTTAGGAGCTTTTTAAATGTTTCCATTAGGCGCATTACTAGATATTGGCGGCAAGCTAATTGATAAATTCTTTCCTGACCCAGAACAAAAAGCTAAAGCACAGCTAGAATTGTTGCAGATGCAGCAAAATGGCGAATTAGCGCAAATCAACGCTGATATTGCAGAACAACAAGAATTAACCAAGCGCCAACAAGCAGATATGGCTAGTGATAGCTGGTTATCTAAAAACATTCGCCCATTGACTTTAATATTTATTTTAGTGTTTTATGTGGTATTTGCCATGATGAGTGCTGGTGGCATTGACACAAATCAAAAATATGTAGAATTGCTAGGCCAATGGGGGATGCTAATTATGTCGTTTTATTTCGGCGGTCGTACCTTAGAAAAAATTATGGATATGAAGAATGGCAAGTAATTTTCAAGAATGTTTAGATTTAGTATTAAAGTCTGAAGGTGGCTGGGTAAATCACAAAGATGACCCAGGCGGTGAAACAAATCTAGGGGTCACCAAGGCTGTTTGGGAGGAGTATGTAGGTCATCCTGTAAAGACCATGAAAGACCTCACCAAGGACGATGTAGCCCCTATGTACGAACTTAAATACTGGAGGCCTTGTTATTGTGAAGTATTACCTAGAGGACTCGATTTTGTTGTCTTTTCAATGGGTGTTAACGCAGGGCCAGGAAGAAGCGTTAAATTGCTTCAGCAGTCTATTGGCTGCGTACCTGACGGAGTTATCGGCCCAAGAACAAGAGAACTTATTTCCGCCAGTAATAGTGCAAATCTTATCTCAAAATTCTCTGAAACTAGAAGGGAATACTACCGTTCATTAAAGACTTTTCCTATCTTTGGTCGGGGATGGCTCTCAAGGGTTGATAAAGAGGAACAAGAAGCCTTAGATATGACAAAGAATGGCTAACGAATACGCATTACTTTAGCTTTTTTCATTACCATTTCGTATTCTTTTCTAGCATTGTCATCTAGTTTGCGTAGTGGTAATTCTTGGTAATACTTCCATTTAGTTAAATACTCTGGCAATTCAGAAGGAGGAATCCAACCTGCTAGTTTCCATCGTACCGTTATGTCTGTACCTACAGGGGTATAAATGTAATCGTTATCCATTATTTATTTTCCATGTGAATTAAAACCACAATCACAATCATTATTGACCAAGCTATTATTCCGCTTAATGCCATAGCACTTATAAAAATAGTCATTTTTTACCCCTTTTTTTAACAGGCGTATCTATTGTGGTTTTATAGTTATTCACAGCTTGTTTAAGCATTTCTAAAATGCCGTACTGCACCAAAATAGCTAGGCCATCTTTATCAAAATGCACCATTGCGTCTGCTGACCCATCTTCGTGTTCTTTTACAATTTCAACTTGGATTTGCATAAATTCCTCACATCTGCTGGTGCATTACTGGGAAGGTCGGTACAAGCAAAAACCTCTGTAGAAGGTACGGTATGCGACCACATTAAAAACATAATTGCTATAAACCAAAATACCGCTATGAATAACTTAAACATATCTTTCCTCATAAGTCAGCCAAGGCTTTTGCTGCAATTCATAGCCAAATATGTAAAACAATGGATTAAAGTTAAGCACAATGCGTCTTTTGGCTTCTAAAGAAGTGCCACTAATTTTTAGTATGCTATCAATTTGACTAGACAGCTTAAACATATCATTCTTCAAAGAGGTCATGTATTCCCATTTCTTCTTTAGATTTAATAGATTTTAAGTAGTTTTTGAGTGCCTTGTCATCTTCTTTAAATATCTTGTTAAACATGCCCCTGGTTGGGTGTCTGACTGTATGTTCTTCAAATCTGCCATGTAGGACATAAAAAGAAAACGCCCTACAAGCCCATTCATACTCCTTACAGTCTAACGCCTGGTCGCACTTGTCGCATGGGGCTTCCCCCTCAAAAACTCGCCTAATATCCATTATGACCAAGGCTTTTCGTTATCAGCCAATTCTTCAACTTGAGGCCAAACATTAAGGTGATGCAACATTTCTGTTATGTTTTCATCGCCAATGTAAGCGTATTCTATTTCTTGGTTATACCCATACAAGTCAACTGAAGTATTGCCAATAAAAACGCTACAAATGTGATACCCGTCTTTTTCCATGATATTCCCCTTTAAAAATTCAGTTTCTTAAAGTTTCATGCACTTTAATATAGGTATAAACCCTAAGTGTTGTATTTGTGCAAATATATAAATATTTATATAAATGGGCTGTATTTGGCAGTTGCTGTCAATGGGCGAGAAAGCCGCAAAATTACCCAATTACTGCATCCTACATTGACGGCTTAACGCCCAAAATAAGAATGGGCGGTTTATAAACCTTTAACTGGCAGAAAATGCACAGACCCGAATAAGGTGAGGCGACAGAACACTCCGTGATGTGTTTGGTTTGGCAAAGGGGATAGCCAATCTGCCGCCTCTTGATTAGTTTAACCCAGTTTTAAGTTTGTATATTTTTAGTAAAGCCAAGAACATTTCATACCCATCCCTAATGTCTTGTTCTTTGTGTTCGTAGATTGCAACTTCATTGGTAGTACCGTTAATGTAGACATTGGCGCATCGTGCAGAAGGGGCTAAAACCTCTCTATAAGCTGCTAATTGTAGGGTATGCTCTAGGTAGGGTGTTAAGTCACCAGGGGATTTCTCCGTAGTTTTGAAGTCAATTACAACCCCATTAAAGTCATGGCGTGGCTTGCAATACAAATCGCATTTACCGCCATACCCTTCTTGGTTAACTAAAGACTGTTCAGGAATCCACATCTGAACCCCAAAATGGGCTGTTATGGCGTCATCTACCTTTCGGACATACGCTGGCATTTCCGGCATATATTCTTGGTTGTAGAAGGCTTCTATAAAGTCATGTATAAGAGTACCCCTAGTCATGGCTTCTTGGGACTTTTGCTTGGCTAAATCTAATATTCTGGCAATGTAATCTTTTTCTTCTTCTTGCAGACCCCTTGGGTTTTCTGCGGCAGCTTTTATAGCTTCAGATTGCAACCATGTATTAAGGCCATTTTTTGATAATTGGCTATTAATTGTAGATACGCTTGCGACAAGTGTACCTGGGTTGGCTTTGGCATCTCTGAGTGTAGTGTTTCTTTCTTTACCGTTTTTGCCAATGGTTGTATAGCGTGGCGCACCTGTTTTGGCGCAATACCAATGTTCTGACATAAAATTCCCCTTATTTGCATCTTAATTAAGTAACTCTAAAATTGAATCTCTATCTGTTGTATTTAAACAACAGTCAGCACAAGTTTGTATTACATCCCTAATAATGGCAGCTAAGTCATTAACCTCAAATGATATTAACTGCCTTTCTTCATCTACCCCAAAAGGTTCTGTAGAAATGGTAGCTTTATCTTTAATAACATCTTTGATATGACTTAGCATGGCTATCTCCTAAAAAGGTAGGTCTGAATCTTCAATAGTGTTGCGCGGCAACTCATCACTACCTTTAGCAGTAAATCCTTTAGGTTGTTTTTCTTTGCCAATAGATACGCTAAAAAACTTGCCTTTAGGGCCTTCCTTAACCCACGCAGATAGATAGTGTTCACGGTTATTGACCATAATACTGCCTGTATAATCTGGGTGATTTTGGGTTTCTTTTCTGTCATTTTTGAATAGCGAACCGCTACCCTCTTTTGGAATGTAAGCCATTAAATTTCCTTTGCTTTTACTACAGGTTTAGGTGACGAAGCGGCATTACCATCATCGTCTGCTTGTACTACTCCTACTACTGCTGCTAATGCGTATCTACGCATATAAGTTAAAGCTGACCCAGCGCCTTGTGCGTCAGGCTTTGTAACAGGTACAGACATCTCTTGACCAATCCATTCACCAGATGAATGGGAAAGTATGGTGTTTAATGACATACATCCTTCAAAAAACTCGCCAGGGAATTGCATAACACAGAGGCCGTTTTCAGCCAATAAACTGCGACAAGCATCCCACACAGACTCCAAATCAGCGTACTTACTTTTGAAAAAAGGATTAGCAGAGTCTTTAACAGCATAGGTTAGTTTCCCTTGTACGATTGATAATGCTTTTGCTAAGTTAGCAATGCTTTCTGATTGCATCATTTTGCACCTCCAAAGATTGCGCCAAAGTCATTAATAACATCACGCAACAACGGGTTTACATGGTCATTGCGTTGTTTCCAGCGATTAGGTTTGCCACACGCTTGACGAATACAATCTACTTGCGCTTGTGTAAGTAGTTCGCCACCATATTCCATGCAGTCAAGTGCTTCTTCTAAAAATTCTTCGTGTTCTAACATTAGTTGGTTTAGTTCACCCATTTAAATCCCCTTGAATGGCATAGCAAAATTGCTATATAAGAATATTAACATAAGAAAATAAAAAAAGCAAAGTCTATGCAAATAAACAACATTTAAGTTAAACTTCGTGAATGGACAAACATTTAAAACTTTCAGACACAGCAATTATTGACCTGTTAGGTGGTACGGCAAAAGTAGCTAAAATGTGCAAAGTAGACCCAGCAGCCGTTTCCAACTGGCGTATTAGAGGTATACCTGGCGACAAATTTATGCTTTTAGGCGCAAGAATAGAAGAAGCTAGTCATGGGTTAGTTACCAGACAAGACATCTTTCCTACTAATTTTTGGCTAATATGGCCTGAGTTGCTTAAAAACAACGCCTTTGGAAAACAAGATGAATAGAGTTGTTTGTTGGTTTAGTTGCGGTGCTGCTAGTGCCGTAGCTACAAAATTAGCTATAAGTCAATTTGGGGGGGGGAATTACGAAATTGTAATTGCCTATACAGAGGTAATTGAAGAACACCAAGACAACAAGCGTTTTCTTGCCGATTGCGAAAAATGGTTTGGTCAAAAGATATTAATTTTAGGTAATGACCGCTATGAAAGGTCTATTTATAAGACTTTTGAAAAGTCAGCTATGAATATTAAAGGTGCAAGCCCATGCACCCGCAAGCTAAAAAAGGATGTTAGGTTAAAGTTTGAAAAGCCTACAGATATACAAGTATTTGGATATACGATGGAAGAACAAGACCGCTATGACCGCTTTCTTGACGCTAACAATATTGACGCTATAGCCCCGTTGATTGATAAAGGCCTTGGTAAGGTAGACTGCTTGGCAATGCTTCAAAACGCTGGCATAGAACTGCCTACAATGTATAAGTTGGGTTATCACAACAATAACTGTATTGGCTGCGTAAAAGGCGGTAAAGGCTATTGGAATAAGATTAAAGTAGACTTTCCAGTACAGTTTGACCGAATGGCTAAATTAGAACGGTTTAAAAAGCAAACAGTCTTAAAAGATGTGTATTTGGATGAATTACCGCCGGAAGCTGGTAATTACCCCCAAGAACAAGACATCCAATGCGGTATTTTCTGTCATTTGGCAGAAGAAGATATAAAGTAGTACAATTTAATTGCAGAGTGACTTCTGTAGTAAAAAAATCGGCTAAACCCTTTAGGGTTGTTCTGAGCATTTAGTAAAAGCTACCGATTCTTTTATTAAGTGAGTCACCTTAGAACAACCTTAAGGGGTTTTGCTATTTCTGCCGCACTCCAGGCGTACTAAGCACCTAAATCGGTGGCGTGGAAGAAAAGATAGGCTGGTGATAACCCCATTGCAAGCCTCGTAGCGTTAAATGGCGACTACACAAGACGGAGAGGTCATGGGTGATACAAACTCTCCATCGAATGAACATTAACCTCGGTAGGACTAGGTGTTGGTATTTCTAAGACATTGGGTCAGTTGATAGTTGCCTATCACCCTTGGTCAAGCTATGCCTAAATGTCTCATATTTGCAACTAAGGGTTTGTCATAGGTGACTTTTGTTGAAAATCCTAAGAAACTGTAATCACTCAATAACGAGTAGACATTTAAGGGGAATTAAATGAGAACAATAAAAAAAGCAGTTTTAACTAAAGCATACGCAATTGGCAGCACAACAAACAATGATGTTTGCTATCGCACATCAGCTTACTGGCCCATTGGCACAGTTGTAGAAGTTGTGTCAAGCGGTAGAGGCAAGGGCAGTATTGTTAAATTGCCAACAAATGAATATGACCCATTTTTTTCTACAACAGCTAGAAAAAATCAAATTTCAATCAAATTAATTTAAGGGGAATCAAATGACTACATGGAAAGATTTTTTAGGCGCTTGTTTATTAGGCGCGATATTAGGTGCTTTATTTGCATATAGCATACCGGCAGAGGCTCAACAAATACAGATGACCAACTCTGCTGGCTACAGCATGGGTACAGTCCAAATAAACGGGAACACAGCACAGTTTGTAAATCCTATGGGATACACTACACAAACGGCTACGATTTACCCAAACCAAGTTGTAATAACAAATTCTAGTAATCGTTCAATTACAGTTGGACAGCCTAGCTATACAGTACCACCAAGCCCACTAACACCAATGACACCTAGAGTATTGCAATAGGAGAGGAGAATGTTTGATGAATTCTGGTCTTTATATCCACGAAAAATTGCTAAAGCAACTGCAAGAAAAGCCTGGGCAAAACTTTCCGCAGAACAACAACTTATGGCTGCAAAAGCTATTGACACACATTGCCAATACTGGCGAACAAAAGAAACTGAGTTAGAATTTATTCCCCATCCTTCTACATGGTTAAATGCGGAAAGATGGGAAGATGAATTGGTAATAGAACCTAAGAAAGAAAAGATTGACAAAAAGTGGATGTTTTCTAACGAAGGTATTGAAGCTAAAGCAAGGGAGTTGGGTGTCTTGGGTACTGGTTACGACTCTTATGACAGCTTAAAACAAAAATGTATGAGGAAGCTAAACATCGCTGCGCTGTAAGATTTTTGTGTAATTTACGACACAAAAAAGGTTTGAAGTGGTTTAGAGAATACATTATTGGTAAACAAGTTTTACACCAATATTTTGCGGATTATCAACAGCAATATGCTTTAGGAAACAGGGGAGAATGGGGAAAGTGGATATTGAAAGATACATTGTCGCAGCAACAGGGCTTGGGTATTTAGTAGTAGGCCTTGCACAATACTTTAAAGGGTCGCCATCTAACGCATTTATATGGTTAGGTTACGCAGCAGCCCAAATCGGTCTATGGATGAACCTCAAATGAAAGTTCTTATTGCGTGTGAATTTAGTGGAACTGTGCGTGATGCGTTCATTAGGGGGGGGCATGAGGCTATGAGTTGTGATTTAGAACCTTGTGATATACCTGGGCCTCATTATCAAGGTGATATGTTTGACATTATTAATGATAATTGGGATTTAATGATTGCCCATCCACCATGTACGCATTTAGCGGTAAGTGGTGCTAGGCATTTTGCCAAAAAACAATCTGACGGCAGACAACAACAAGGTATTGATTTTTTTATGCGTGTAATTAATGCAAAGATACCAAAATATGCTGTTGAAAATCCTATTGGAATTATGTCGTCAATTTACAGAAAACCTGACCAAATAATTCAACCTTGGCACTATGGACATAAAACAACAAAATCTACTTGTCTTTGGCTTAAAGGGCTGCCATTGCTAAATCCAACAAACATAGTGGACAAAGGAGAATTTGTAACTTTTCCAAGTGGAAAAAGAATGTCTAAATGGTATTCTGATTCTTCAAAACTTTCCCCAAAAGAAAGGGAAAAAGTTCGCAACAAAACATTCCAAGGTATTGCTGACGCTATGGCAGACCAATGGGGAAAACTATGAAAGACTATGACCCAAATGATGCAATCGACTTCATTTTCAAGAAAGCGCCAGATTATGCAAAGGCAAAGGGAAACCTCGCACAATTCGAGGCATTTAAACATAGCCTTAAAGCTATTGAAATGTCTAAGTCAGAAGCAACAACGATTGGGGGCAAAGAGATGGATGCGTATAAATCGCAGGCTTATCAGGAGTTATGTGAGGCCATTGGTTTGGCGACTGAAGAGACAGAAGCGCTTAGGTGGCAGTTAGAAGCAGCCAAGATGAGATTTGAAGCATGGCGTACAGAATCAGCAACAAACCGTAACATTGATAGGATGACTAAATGACCAATAAATTAGTAGACGAAGCGCCTTATCACCCAGGTTATGAAGATGTTGGATTTAAACCAACACCTACAAACGATTATTCTGAAAACTACCTGCGTATACAAAAGCTACTTAAATGCTATCACAACGCTACTCTTAAAAACAAATATGAAACAGCTACCAAGATAGCCCATGATTTAGCAGAAGAAACCATTAAACTAGAGTTTGCTACTTATGACCAGGTGAGGAAAACTTGGTTAAGCTAATGCGTAATATGTTTGCTACGCATACAGACTATGCGGAGTTTAAAGGGTTAATTACCGCAAATCCTGCATTTGTACCTAGTAATGTAGATGGTATTGCAGAACGCAATGGTTACTTTTTAATTATGGAATGGAAGCGACCTGGAGAAAAAGTAAGTGAAGGCCAAAAGCGCTTATTACAAGCATTGGCAGCTACCCCTAAATTTATGGTTGTTGTTATCATTGGAGATACAGATAATGGCACTAACATACAAGAATTTTGGCAATACACCACAGACGGAAAACCATTTAAATCTGGAATAGGGTTTGGGTCTTTCAAGGAATGGTATAAATTATGGTACGAAATAGCTGATGGCCACAAAACATGAAAAGAAGTCATTCGATAAGATTGCAAACCTCGGATGTATTTTATGCTCCGAAGTCCTTGGGTTTGAAGGCAGCCAGGCAGAACTCCATCATGTACGCAGATATGGAAATGTTCGGTCTGCATCCCCTGTGCTTGCATTATGCCCTGAACATCATCGGAACGGAAACGATAGTCTTCACCGAATGGGTGTCAAAGGTTTTGAAAAAAAATGGGGAATATCCTGTGAGGAGTTGCTGGAACGACAAAGTAAGAAACTTGGAGAGGATATTTAGCGATGACGACATTCACTACGGCAGACCGATTGGCAGTTGAAGCTACAATTCCAGAGGGTCAAACCCCAATTCAGACGAGATACGGAAGGCTCTATTACGAAACTCCTTATCGTGGTGCGTCCACTTGTTTGTTTTGTGACGGCTCATGTGTATACATTCGTGGCATAAAACACGAATCACCGTATCTAGATGACCACATTTAGCAGAAGAAATAGTAATGGTGTGTTCGTAATCTTCACCTGTATCGTATAAATAAGTACCCATCACTTCTTTATCTTTATCCACAATAAAATCAATTTCTTCAGGTAATGGCATAGCCCACCTGTCAAATGGTTTCATGCAATAAATTGCCGAATACAAATTGCGAATAATTGCAGGCGTTAGTTTCATACCCTGTTTATACAACCCCTAAATTCAAAAGCATCTTCACCGCATACTTGAATTAACTCTGGAAGCATTAAACGGCCTTCCTCAAAAGACAATAATGCAAAGCCAGAACGCCAATCTTTAGGGTTGTCCTCTGTATAAGCCATGAACTGTTCACCATTAGGGTCAGCAAGGCAGCCTGTCTGTATGCCATACCTTGTGCCGTTGTAGTCTGTAAAGGGCTGTACGGCTAAATGGTGGGTATGACCTGTAATCATATTGACCCCAGCGTTGACAGTATTGGCACGACCCGCACCAAATCCACCTTTCCAGCGATGTTTAATACAAGTATCATCATTTACCCAAAATGACCAGCATGGTTTCCATAATGGAAAATGGTCTTTAAGGGTAAACCCTTTGACGCCCTCATACATACCTGTTTGTGCTGATAAGAATGTTTCAAATCTAGCATCATGGTTGCCAAGCGT